TGTAACGATACTGCCTGTTTCTGCTGTATCAGTAATTGTTAAGACTGCTTGAGCCTTTGCGATTTTTAGAGGACGTCCCATTTGATTTTCCTTTATAAAATTAGCGGGTTCTAGCCGCTACGCAGTGGGTTACTGCATAAACTCTCAGAATGAGAATGTATTATATATTTATCTAAAAATCTAGATTTTAAGAAGCAGGGCCACCCGCTGCCGGAGTAGCATTAACTCCAGATGTGCCATTATTAGGATGTGCCGCACCTAATTCAGTAATAGTGAATAGTGAATTTGCGCCAGCAGTTGTTAGATAAGATACAATATTACCCTGACCAACAATAATACTATTCTGAATAGTATTTGGTGGGATAAATGTACTATTAGCATCGGCTACACTATAAGCAACACCAAATGGGCTATATCTACCAGTAGTATTTGCAATAGCCACTGATGCATTAGCCGTTAAAGTTAAACTGGTATTATTAGCAATAGCTTTTACAATACCTACAGCAGATCCAGTAGTATTACCTATCCATGCTCCGACATTTAGTTGAGTGGTAAATAGTGTAGCTACCCCCGTAACAGTATTACTACTTGTATTACATGTTATGTTTCCTGTTATTGCAACATTAGGGAAGCTAGTTGTATATTGTATTCCTACATTGCTAGTAGCAATTCTAATTTTATCCGTTGCAATATTTGCAGATGCAGATGCTGATGAAGTGTTTGCCGTATATGCGTATGATGCCATTTTATTTTCCTATTATTTTATAGTCTGCCGACTGCTACTTCAATGATACCTTCTATACCATCAAAGTTTTCTAATGATTTACCGATTACCGTACCCAATACTGGGAAGGGTGCTTGCCGTGCAAATCCATTGCCTGCACTTATTAACATATCACCCTTTTTAATATTACCACGTACTTTACATGGAACACGACCTTGCAAGGCTAATGCAACAGTATGTTCACCAAGACATGCGCTATTCATTACATATGCTGGATTAGTTGATACTATGCCTGCAACTTTTGTTGTAGCGTCATCTGCTATTGTAACTTCTTTATCTCCGCCAAATGCTAAAACAGTACCGGGTTCGTAATGTGCATCTGCTTCATAATATTCTGCTAAGTCAGCGTATGTTGCTGTTAGTTTAGATCCAGCAGATAATGACCAGTTACCAGTTATGATACCTGCTGTAGAATTTGATCCAGTAGTAATATTACCATTTGTTATTTGTCCACTAACAGTTAATGATGTTAATGTACCAACACTTGTAATATTTGGTTGTGATGCCGTTGTAACTGTTCCGGAAGTTGTAGCAACTGCAACATTCAAGTTAGCAACAGTAGTAGTTGATGTTACAACTAATGGCGCAGTGCCTGTGGCTAGAGAAGAAACAAGTTGACCTGTTGTTGTCACGTTGCCTGCCGCCATATTACCGGTAACAGATAAACTAGTTAATGTACCAACTGATGTTATATTAGGTTGAGCATTTGTATATACTGTGCCTGCTACTAATGCGTTGCTTACCTGTCCAGAAACATTAGCACCTGCTACTGCATTGGCTGTGGTTGCAAAAGCTACTGCACCGGAAACATTAGCACCTGCTACTGCATTGGCTGTGGTTGCAAAAGTAGCAAGACCTGCTGTTGCAACATTTAGATTTGCAACTTGAGTTGTACTTGTTACAGTGAATGGTGCAGTTCCTGTAGCAATATTAGATACCAAACGACTTGCAGTAACTGTACCGGCAGTATTTAAGTTACCCGAAGTTGTATTACCTGTTACAGTTAGACTGGTTAATGTGCCAACACTTGTAATATTTGGTTGTGCGGCTGTTGTTAGTACACCGGCAAAATAATTTGATGTTACTAAGTTACCCAATGTTGCATTAACAGCAGTAACATTACCTGGAATAGCCATTGCACCTGTGATTTTATTGAATGTAAACCCAGCGTTACCTTGAAGGACATTGTTATCGTTAAATTGAATTGTAGTATTGCTACCTCCGGCTGCACTGGTTCCTGAACCACCTACACTAGATATTACTCTACCGCCTGTAGTGTATGTTGTATATCCTGTTGTGTTTACCGGAACTGTTAATCCAGAATCTGAATACAATGCAAAGGTGTTAGAAGTTAATATATTTACATAGTAACTGCCGCCGTTTAATTCTACCATACCACCTACATTAGTAATAGTTATGTCAGCACCTTCAGTAAAGAAATTATCTTCTGTGGTAGTTACTATACCAGGATTAGCTTTTGATACTGCACTAATATATGCAGTAATTGTTGATTTTGGTGTCCATGTCAGATTACCCACGCCGTCAGTTTCTAACACATATCCAATAGCTCCGCCGCCAATCTTAAGAGTGGTTACATCACCTAAATGGATATTAGCACTAGTATATAATGAACCATTACCGGGCTGTAATGCATTACCACCTGCATTGTCCCAAGTATTTGTGCTAGCTACATATGTTAGAATTTGCCCAGTTTGAGCATTAGAAATGTTCAAATTACCTTGACTACCGTTAATCTGACTAAAAGTAATATCAGAATATGATGTTAGTACTTCAACATTTTCATTTGGATTAGGTGTTGAGGTACCTATAAAAAGACGTTTAGCATCATTGGCCCAGCCAAGCTGTGCTTCATCTAATTGTGGCAGGTCTACAAGGTTACCTGTACGTTGTTGGATTTTAGATATCTGTATAATGGCCATAAGTGTAATTCTTTGAAGATTTACACTTATTTATCATTATTTCTTACAGAAAGCTCATGTAATATTTCTCTACTCTGTTGAACCAGATATCCGTGTATTTGACAAACTCAGGACCTTCTAAGATGAATTCCTGATATTCATTTGCGGCAGAACACATAAAAATAACACCTTTACGTATCTTTGTTCCATGTACTTCATTATGAGCATTAGCATAGGCCGCCAACTGAACAAAATAATCTTCAATCCACTCACGCTTTTTAGGCTTGTTTGTTTGCTTATGGTCCATAATAGCTTCACTACCATCGTGTATACCTACTAAGTCTGTCGTCCCTGCATAAATCTTCGGATAATAGAGAGGAACTTCTGTACCCCACCACTCACTACACTTACTAAGACCTTGATTAATGATTGATTGGGCCATTTTATGGCTTTGCAAGCTATACGGATTGCTTCCGGGCTCATTGAGTACTCCTGTTTTAATATAATCTTCTAACCACTTGTGCATTCGTGTTCCGCGACCTGCGGCTTCTGTTGTGATTTCTTGTGCTTTTTGTACACCAACTCGCTTCCGCCAATTTTGTAATGCTTGTTTAGATTCTTCACTTTTAGTAGCATCTAGTATTGTAGTGACGCTAGGCAATTTCTCGCCATCTGGAGTGGCATATTTACGTGAGCCGTTTATTGTTTCCCTAAGCAAAGGGACATAGTTATATTTGTTTGGATTGTACATCAAGCTATTATACTGTATTTTATAATATAACGCAATAATTTAGGTTAAACTCTAAAACTCTCTCCACACCCGCAACGGTCACGCTCATTTGGGTTACTGAATTCAAACCCCTCATTTAACCCGTTACGGACATAATCTACATTCATGTTCTTTAAATATACATCATGCTTTTTATCTACTAAAACAATAAACCCATCTTGTGCGTAATTAATAGTAGATTCATCATATTTGTATTCATCTACATATTCTAATACATAGGCTAATCCGCTACATCCAGTGGTCTTGACGCCTATTCGTATTCCTAGACCCTTACCACGTTTTGTTATTATTTGTTTTATTTTGGTTGAAGCTTTTTCAGTGATTGTAATCATCTTACTTCATTGCTTTTTGTGCCATTTGTTTGACAACTTTTTTGCTTTCTTCTTCTTCAGGTTTAACTGGAGTTTTTTGGCCCTTGAATATAACCTGATCACCTTGAATATTTTCAATTTTGTTTTTCAATGGTGGTTTTTTAATCATGTTATACAAATCGTCTTTGGCTAATATGATATTATTATCTTTATAATACTGTAATAACTCATCTACTGTACAATCCGGATTCTGGTCACCACTATCAATTTCACTAGTTAACTGACTTGTAACAGCAACTAATCTAACTAATAGTGGGTTTGGATTGGATAGTTCAAGTAAACGCATTATCTCTTTGCGCGGCCGGCACCACCAACAGGTACTTCTTCTGCTGGTTCTTCAACAGAAATGTCATCATCAACGCTGAAATCTTCTTCACCACCTGGTGCTGCCACATCAGCAGACATATCCATATCAGCAGCCATGTCAGGTGCTTCATCACCAAAAGCATTATCAGCAGCCATTTCACCACCTTGACCAGTAATACCGTTCAATGCAGATTGTAATGTGCCTTTAGATTGTGTCAATGCGGCCTGTAATGCAGTTAATGCTTCAGTAACTTGTTGATTGAAAGTTTCACTTTCATTTACACCAATTTCGCTCTGAACACCTGAAGTCAATGCTGGTAATTCTTTTACTAGCATATCAGATACTTCTTCAACCATTTTCTGTACTTGGTCTACCATATCTTGGGCTGCAAGAACAACCTGTGACTTCTCAACTTCTTCGTTCTCTACAACGATACGAGTTTTAGGTAGTGACTGTAAATATCTAAAATGGTCAGCTAATGCTTGTTCCATAAACACTAGTTTCATGTATGAGGGACTAGTTTGGCTTTGATAAAATTCATTAGATGATTTAGTTTCATTAATCAATCCACGAACTTTACTAAGCATAGACTTAGTTTCCGTTACGGTCATTCTCTTTGTATTGAACGGAAGAGAATAGTGTTCATTCAACGCTTGTTTAGCAGTTGATATTTTTTTGTTGTCAAATTCAGTTAGTTTCATAAGTATATTCCAAGACTAAGATAAAGTATTTATCTTTTTTGTTTTATTGTTAGGGTTTTGTGTTAAATCTTGTAGTTTGCCATTTCTTAGAATCATTAATATATGTATATAATTCATCCGTAATCCGTCTCTTTTTCAGTTTATCCTCACTTAATTTGGATAAAAATATTAACCTATCATCAGTAGTTTTAGAATTTTTGAACATTTTTGTATGTAATGATATATCTACTTCTAATCCGGCTAATAAATTGTCTAATTTAAGTATTCTGTTGGACTGATATAACATATTTCTTTTGTCATATGTACACCAAGCCACAGCGTGTTTAAGGGTATTAAAATTATGAACAGTATAAGTGGTACTCATTTGTACTATATATTCATTATTTACATTCTTATTGATATGATACATATTGAATAATTCATAACTGTTGTCAGGATTTTGAAAAATGATAACATCTTCTAATTGTCCTACAAACTCAGTTTTCATCAGTTTTTCTAACTGCTTTTCTGGATAATTACGTTTACTCATATCTTGATACCTTAAAATATATATTACGTAACTCTGCACTGGTGTCTAAAAATGATGGTAATTTATCCCAAACTGTATCAGTTTTAATCATTGGTACTGTATCACAATCACTATACAATGCCCCTAATTCATTGGTGCCGTCATAAAACACGCTAGCATGTTGTATCTCAAAATCAAATGACCAGCAATTGTATAATTCATCTTCTTGCTGTACAAATAAAAATCCAAAGTCTGTAAATTCATCAAATCGAATTTGTGTTTTTTCTGGCATCCTTGACAATTCAGGTTGACTGCGTAATGATATAGCTTGTAATACAGTATCAAAATTACATTGTGTATTTCTCTTGTGCAACCAAGGTGCTATTTCTTCATCTTCTACGGGACGATGCCTATTGACTACTCCTGTTGGAGTAATATCAAATAGCGTATAGCAAGTAATAGTGTAACTCATACTACTATTTAATAGAGGTAAAAAAGCCCAAGAAATTCTTGGGCCTTTATATCAAAAACTAATTAGATTAGTTTGTGAATGTAGCTGAAGCCGCTGTAGTAACAGCATAGTTTAGACCTGTAGCCGCTGTCAATGCAACGTCAAGATCGCCACCGTTTGTGAAGTCCCAAGCTGCAACTGGATAGATAGCAACTGCTAATGTATCGCTGTTAGAACTTACTGTAGTGAATTCGTACATCATAATTGTAGCTTTTTGCTCAATGATCTGGAAAGTCTTTTGTAAGTCAGCACCAGATGGTGCAACTGCACCAGTGAATGTGATTGTACCGAAAGCTAGTTTAGGACCAGCTGGTTGTACTGTAGCTGCCGAAGTGATAGCGTTAACACCGCTGTTTGTGTATGAGAATGAATCATAGTTAATTAACGGTAAGAAGTCGCCATTTGTGCGTGTAAATTGTGCCATTTTAAAATTCCTTTAAGTTTGTGAGCATATAGCTCTACTCTTATTTATGCCTGGCACAAAAAAATCCAGGATTTGGCTTATCTTCCGGCGAGATTTTGGCGACTAAAGCCCATTCTATCTACAAATTTTAAGCCGTTTGATACAAAACCCTCATGTGTTTCGGTTCCGTCTTGTAAATATCCTTTAACAGGACTAACTTCTGCGGCTTTATTCAATTGATTAACTACTGACATTTTTAGTTTGTACATCTCAATCCATACAGTGAAAGCACCAACTAAGCCAGCTTCATTAGCCTGTAAATGCTCAACTATCTTTGCCTTCATTTTATCAGTCATTGGTCTATTCTGTACAAAATCCATAAACCCTGCAAGTAAATTGTTTAAATCACCTGCAACAATCTTCTTGTTAATATATACAGTAAATAATTGATTAAATGTGTTACGTGCTTGCGGAGCAGTATTCATTAATTGATCCACTGCAGGACCGTATTTCTTAATTGCATTCTGTGCATTCTTTAATAAAGTGTTATCTATCTTAAGCTTAGGAGCTGTTGGCATAGCACTAGGAACAATTGCAACATCACTATTATTCTTCAGTTGTCCTATATTTCCATTCAAGGTAACTGCTTCATCGGTGGTCATTGCGTTAGGATCAATATACTGATGTACTGCAATTCCAGCACGTTTCCCACTCATCAATTTTCCAATTGGACTATTAGCTTCTACTTTATAAGTAATACCGTTAGGATTAGCTTTGAAAACATAACTACCATTTTGGTCTTTTAATGGTTGATGAAATAATAAATCACCCCAGTAATAACCCTTAGCACCTTTGCTAGCTTTTTCTAAGCCTGGCCATATTTCATTAATAATAGGCCATAAACTAGCACGTTCTACTCCACGTGCCTGGTCATATTGTACAAACTGTTCCGGGCTGAATACTTGCCGTCCTGTACCATCTTTCTTATTGAACATATGTTTGTCCATAATACTAAACTTACCTGAACTGTTACGTCCAAATATCAATGCAGGATATCCGTCCCATTTGATTGTAACTGTTGCCGGATTTTTAACTGTTGCAATAGTAGCTTGAATGGCACGATTAGCACCATCACTTCCACCTAAAAATATTAAATCTTCTGGATGGTCTAAATGACCTTTATCTTCATTTATAGATAGTTTGTCAATTTTAGATTTAAGTAATGCTAATGCTTCCGATAAATTCATAACTGCTCTTTGTCGCTGTTCTTCTTTATTGATTTAGAGAATTTACCTTGGTCACGGGATTTAATCGCACCAAGTAATTTTCTCTCTAATATCTCTGCTTGTTCTTTAGGATAATTCCTATTAATCATTTCTAACAGATTAATTGCACTGGTAATGATATTGTGGGCTCTACTTTCAATAACATGACTTGTATCACGGTTATTTCCAATTGCTTCCAATTCCTGCAGAAGGCTGCGAGTTTGTTTTTGCATAATAGTTTCCTAATAGTATTTATCTATTTTACGGTTTTATTTCTTTAAACTATTCAGCAAATTCTTCAATTTAGATCCCTGAACATCTACTATAATTTTCTTGTTTTCAGGCTCTAAAATCTCCCCTGTGGCTTGGTCTATGATTGGTTCTGTTGATGCTAATGTACTTTGTGTCTTTAACTTATTCATAATATCAATAGCACTAGGTTGAGGTCTATAACTATCTTCGCCGTCACCTCCATTGTCACTAATACGCATAGTTTCAATGTTATATTCTAGGTCAATCTTCATGCCTACCCCAGTTGAACTACGACTTTTCATACATTGAATCTGATACTTACCACGCTCTCGCATACTACGACTTGTAAAGATACCAAACACATTATCTGCTGTATTAATCTTACTGATACCACCTGCAATATGACTGTGGTCAAATTCAATTTCATCTACAGCACTACGATTTAATTGACTTGCAGTAACCATTAGTATACCCATCTCTTTTGATAAATTACGCAATTCTTCAGCAACATATTTGTCTTTAATAAACTGGTCATTAGGGTTAACTTTAACAGATACTGGCATTACTAGATCCAAATAGTCAACCATTACAAAGTCAATATTAATACCTGTTTGAATCTGTACTTCTTTTAAATAAGCACGAATGTCATTTACATTGCTTTGTGCTGGTAATGCTTTAACACGATATTGTCCTGCTTTTTTACCAACCATCTTAACTTTAAGTTCAGTTGATCCGATATCTTTACGAATATCTCTAGTGCCCATATTAGTTAACATTGCATCTGTACGTAAACTAGTTAATTCTTCACTCAATTCTAATGTAACATATACTCCACTCATTCCTGCTTGTAACCAATTTAATGCTATATTCATCATCACCAATGACTTACCTGAACCTGAACCGCCTGCAAAGATATTCAATTCACCACGACTCATGCCACCATACAATATCTTATCCATCTGCGGCCAGCCTGTACTAACCTGTCCACCACTATTAAAATATTTGTTAATTCTACCAGCTGGATCAGCAAAGTAATCTGTACCCATATCTTTCTGTAAACTGATTTGTACTGCATCTTTAATTAGTTTTTCAACAGGACCAAAATCACCTTTCTCAAGTAAGTCTGCACTCTTTAGTATTGCTCTTTCTAATTCTTGTCGTTTAGTGAATGATTCAAATTCTTCAAAGAACCAATCATAATGCCCCTGACTTAATTCAGGTATGACTTCAAGATCCATACCAGTTAATGCTTTAATCTGTGTGCTATCCGGCAATACATTATATTTTGTTGTATGTTCTTTGAATAGTTCTGCTACTGGGCGCAAGGACTTATCAAAGTTCTCTGAGTTCATAATATTCATAACTCTGGTATACAACTCGGCATTTGTAATCATCATTTGCAAAAACAACTTCTGCAATTCTACACTATATTCTTTATTATCCGATTGTTTTCTCAATTTTCTTCCTCTGTATTTCTATTTTTATTTTACTCATTGTGGCACTTTGCAAAATGCTTAATAGAGTAGGCAACTTTCCATATCTTACAACAGCATCGTTGACGTCCTTAATATCCGGTTCCCAATTAGGTAAACTAACGCTATAGCTTAATTCTAGTGCTCTATCACATAACTTTAAACCTGTCTTATCTCTGTCAGGAACTACAATAATTTGTTTATTTAATGATGCAATCAATTGTGCTTGTTCATTGCTAATATCATCATGCATGATTGCAATACCATCAATACTTAATGCATCAAATATACCTTCTGTTAATATACATACTTGCCATTCAGGTTTCTGTATATCAATATTGAATACGTATCCTGGCTGTTGTTCGTTAATGTATTTTGGTATTTTATTATCTAAGAATCTGCTAGTATGACCAACAATTTTATTCTTATAAGTGTAGGGAATGATTATTCTATTAGCATAACGACCTTTTAGATTAGGTGTTATTAAGAACGGATACTCATTATAATTTATCCCCCTAGACTGTACATAATCAATATACACTTTGTGTAACGGGTTACTTCCATCTAACATTTCACCTTCAGGTAATTCATGATCCTTGAATTTGATTTTTATTTTAGTTTTCTTTTGAATTACAATATCAAGTAAATCTTTTTGTTGTAAACTTTCTAAGCTCCACTTGCCTATCTGTGTCTCATCAATGCCACACCATAACATTAGTTGTTTAGTTTTGTAACTGATACTACGACCTAATACAAAATTACATTTGTATCCACAGTTAAAGCAATGCATAGACCAGTTAGTTTGTCCGTCAAACTTAATACCACCTCGCATTCTGCGATCGGGTTTATGACCAAGATGGCTACAACAGACAGCATTAAAGCTATGCCATCCGCTACTTGTAGTCTTTTTCTTGCCGGGAATTATGGATAAAATATCAAACATTAGTAGTAGTATAACATATACTAACAGAGATATCAACAACTATGGTCGTTTATCTTGCCAATATATTAGTTACAATACCAGCATTGCTTTCAAATTGCATTCTGATAAATGGGTGAAAGCCCTCTACAACATAACCTTTTGTATCAGTTACTTCTTCATATGTATCAGCAAAGATTGGATACCAATCACCATCAACAATTGTAGAACCTTCAATAGCGATATTACCATAATAATCACTATATTCAGCTTGTATGGTTAGTATGCTAGTATCATTTGTACTGATAACGCTAGTGTAATATATGAGATTACTATCGCTATTGCCATTTGCGTTATTGTTAGGGAATGCTTGTCCTGTTGGAATTGTTACAGGCATTGAAGGAATGAAGCTAGGAAGGATGCTATTAACGATATTCAAATCACCACGTGCTCCTGCATTTTGGTCAACAAATACAGGGAAGTCAAATTCACCAACTGGGATTTCCAATGAATAATAACATTTCTGTGCATCAAATCCATCTATATCAGCAGGACCTAATTCTAAGGCCGCAATACCTGTTGCCGGCAACTGTAATGTTAATGCTTTTTGTAATAATACCGCTCCACCAGTATTGTTAATAATTCTACATACAATAGATTTACCGGTAATGTCTACTGGTTTCTGTTGTTGATTAAGGAACTGAAACTGTATTTGATTGTCTACACCTTTATGTAGTGTCAGTGGTTTGGCGTACTGAGGCATATAACTCCTTGGCGAATATCCTGATAATAGTACAACGATTTGACGTTGTGTATAAATGAAAACTTGGGTTGAGTACACAAATGTAATCTCCTATTGTGTATTTAGTCATCCATATATATTATTTTATTAATGGTTTGGGAAGGGCGATAAATATATCCGAGACTATAATTTTAATGATACAAAACGAGTTTTTTAAACGCCTAGGCGAAAATCACCCCTTCATAACTATTTGTTCCTACGCAAATCAGGATTATGTGGGAATTGTCCAGAACCGAGACGATATAGTTACCACTATATACGATTACGGTGCTATAATAGACAATGAAGTTAAAGAGAAATTCCTAGAGCTAGGAGATGTTTGGTGGTGGGAAAGTAATAGATTAATCCCCATAAATCTGTTCTTAAAAGACGAATGGAGTATCTTTAGGCCCTATATCAGGACATTCAATAACAAAAGTCTCACAATACTACATGGTCCTGTATGTAGTATAATTGAATTAAACAAACGTAGAAGTAAACGCCGCAGTATTACTCTAGTTAAACGCTTACCCTAATAAATTCATATGAACTGCAACAAGCCATGAATAACTTATGGCATGACTTTTCTTAAAAGTATATCCATCAGTTCCCTTATCCCATACAGTTTTAGCAATATCACTCCATCGTTCACCAATCAAATGCTTTTTACCGGGACGAATTACTGCTAGAAACATAGCTAATCTTGGGATGCTATCTACTGGTTCCGGCATCTTTTGTAAATTGTAGTACTGATTATTCAAATGAATCAATTTCTCTACAAATACAGGGTCTTTAAGTTTACCCCAATTAGGTTCATGCATCAACTCTAATAGATGTTGTTCGTCACGTACCTGAGTATAAACGTGTACATTTAATAAATCTAGTTTAAAATACCCACGTTTGTCTGCTACAGTATAGTCAATACTTGCTATATTGTGTACTGGATCATATGGTATATCAGTAATATATACACCAGTGGCATGATTGCGTATAGGTTTAACATTACGCATTGCCGCTCTAGTATGAGATATTAACTTTAATAAAGTATCTCTATCACCAAAGTCAATATCAATGTCTGAATCAATTCTCATTACTTTGCCATGTGTCGCCGTGATAACCAATTTCTATAGAGCCATCATCATCAACTATAACCTCAGCTACATCATCTTGGTTAAGTGCTATAACTATAATAGGTATATCATTGTCATCTATTATAACTTTTTTATCCACTTTATGATATTTCATTAATATATCTAGTTTTTCTTCATATGATATATTGTCACTAAAATTTATTAACATGTTAACTCCAATTTCTTATAAGCTTTTTGTACAACAATAGCTTGCCGTTCAGCATCTTCTACTGCTTTGTGGCTTGTACTATGACCACCATCACTAAGTTTAACACCTGCTATTTCATACAATGTTCTTGTGTCTCTGATTGTATAGAACGGCCAAGGAATAGGATTAGGCTTATCACTTACTTGCCGCCAAGCAGACTCCATAACGACACAATCGAAGGAAGCACCATTACTCCATACAGCACGACGGTTCCAACAAAACTTATAAAGGGTCTCCATGCACTCGCTAAATGGTGTGCGTCCCCGGTCTCCCAGTGCTTCTTCAAGTGCCTCAGGGCTCTGCTCACTCCACCATCGTAATGTATCTTCATTAATACTCCTGTTATATATTTCTGTTTGATCCTCAATGGTAGGTCTTAGTTCTAATCGTTCAACTACACCTGAACCTTTAGGATCAAATCGTACTGCACCAATAGTTAAGATAACACAATCAGGTGTTGTATCTAAACTCTCAATGTCAATCATTATATCATTTGCCATATTACGCCTGTAATGTTTTCCAAATATATTTTTTCTCTAAGTAATCCTGAAACTTTATTGCTTCATCTTCATTATTAAATGCCACACCTTTAATATCATACATATCTTCTAGGTATCTAGCATATTCACCATTAACATCTTGTGCCCAAGTGTAACATGTAATCCACATGATATCTACTTCCCCACCACTTAATACTCCGGCCATTATTGCGATACCAACTTCATCACTACCTATATCAGCAAACAACACGGCTAATAGTCTTTTCTTTGTATCAAACTGCCGGATGTTCTCCCATTTAGGCCATGATACTAGAAATTTATTGTTTTGTACAGATGTTATGGGAAATAATTTGTTCATTGAAATTTTAATAAAAATAGTAGGTACTTTTTTTCGTCAACAATCTCATAACCATCAGTTATGTTACCATTAACAATGTTCATTCTTATACCATATTGTCCAGTAAGGTAGTCTTCAAAATCATATGCGTCAAATTCTTTGTTCTGTGCCATATATTCTTTACGAACTTTTTTTAATGCTTCCCAATAATTCCACCGATTTTTACGTTGTTCTATATTTGGGTCATCATCGTCATAGTCTTGTATTTGAGGTATTGTTGTCATTAACTCCACCTCAACGTAAACAAAATGTAGTCTTTTTCATATCTAAACTTAAAGCTGATTAGGTCATCATCAGTTATGCCCCATCTGCAATGTCTTTCATGTTTACCTATATTAGTTTCTAACCATTTAACTATTTCGTTATATTTGTCAAGATGTTTAACATGTACTGTACATTCATGCCAACCGGGTTTAGTGTTTTTCCAACCTACAGCATAATCATAATGTTCAATTATCATTGCCATTTTAGTGCAAAGTAACTAGCATTACTATCATTGTAAAAAGTAAACCTTGCATGTCGCTTCACAACAGGTTCATGACTAAAGTTGTCATACTTCTCTTGGTAATAAGCATAATCAAAATCAACACCCTGGACATAACCCATGTTTCGTAACTCATGGCCTATTTCCATAGTTCGTTTGGCAGTAATATATAGGATAACATCAGCCACAGGTCAACTCAAATAGAATAGCATCTTTCTCATCCTTAAAGTAAAAATCCATATAATCTTCAGTAGCATGTGTTTCAAACTTATCACCGGGTAATCCAAATTGTTCTACTGCCCATGCACAAGTTTCATTCCATGTAGAATGTTTGTGATTTGTTTGCCATAATATACGAACTCTAGTACCCACCGGCATTTAATAATTCCTTAACTTGTTTAACATTCGCAGGATCACGATTAAACTTTAACGCCCATTGTTCTGGATTAATGTAATCCATAATCATCTTCTGCTGGTCATCACGTAATGTACTTAAGAACTGCACACCGCTATCGCTTTGATACAACATCCATGGACTAATTCGTCCTCTAGCAATTTCATAACATATATTGTTTGGATTACCATAACGTAAATAATCTCTACTCTGAATCTTCTCTGCTTCAGCTTTTTCTATTGTGATTTCAATACTACGATGTATCGCATCTAATGGATCTTCTGTGCGTAAATATTCACATAAAAACTTTGTGTAATTAGTATCCTGTCGCCAATTGTCAATACGAATTGAATTCTTTAACAACCAATCACTAAATCTACTAACGTTGATGCACTTAATCTCTACACAATATAAACCAAACTTAATGAACGCAAGATAATAGGGATTCTTAATGAATTCTTCATATGTACGATTCTTTGTACCAGCAGTATTTTTCTTATAGAACTGTAACCAAGCTTGAAAACCCACACGATTGCCCTGACGGTCACGTTCTAACCATCTACGTTTAGTTTCACATATGTGTTTAAGTACAGTACTCTCACGTTGGAACGTAGCTTTACAGAACTCACATCCATATGCTGATTTAGTTTCCTCGGTCTTTTTCATATTGCTTAATATCTTCTTCAGTCACCAATTGACTAAGAACTTCTATATCAGATTGTTTTAAGTTAGGATATGTTTCTGCCAAATAGCATTTACGTTTATGTTCTTGTACAAACGCTTTTGCTATCTCGTCAATATCATCACTATCTACTTTAGGATAGATTTTAGTGTAATATTCTTTAATCTCTTTTGCTTTAGCAGGTTCTTTTAATGATGTTACTTTACTACCTAAATGAGGGATCCATTGATGGAATTGTTTACCCAATCCAGGACTACTTGCACATAACATATACCATTGCAATTTAGGATGTTTCTGTACATATTCATTGAATAGATGTTTATTTGCATGATAGTCTACACTACGCAAGTAATAACCTTGAACATCTCCTGAACCTTTGATAGCACTCATCCAATGTGTCATCATATAGGGAACAAACTTCTTTTGTTGTTCTTCTGTTAACCTATCATAATAACCATAGTCTTTCTTGTCCATAGCCGTAAGAGCATCAAACAAGTCAAAGTCTTGTGCTACAAATTTCTCATCAACAGGAATACTCTTTTTAGTTGCCATTAGAATGCCTGACTATAATCTACAATCTCACAGTTACGACTAATCTCTTTTACAAAATACACACATCTTGGCTTAGGACCATCATCTAATGGCACACATAAGAATTGGCCATTCTTTAATCTAGGTGCATACCATGTTACATCGTGGTAAATGTCTACAATCTCAAT